ACGTGCACATTCCGCGACGGAAAGCCGGAGGACTACATCACATTCTCAACTGGTATAGATTACGACGGCGAGAGATCGTACGAGGACTACCCTGCGTGGCCCGACGTGGAGACATTCATTTGCCAAGTGCTGCCTGACGACGAGGTGCGCGAGTACTTCATGAAACACCTAGCGACAAATCTGTTTGGCGGCAATCCGGCACAGAAATTCCACATCATGACCGGGTCAGGGTCTAACGGCAAGTCAATGATCATGAACTTGATGTCCAAGGCGATGGGTGACTACGCGTGTACGGTGCCCATCTCGCTGTTCACGCAGCAGCGTAAAGGGTCGGGCAATGCCGCGCCCGAAGTGATTCGTCTCAAGGGTCGTCGCTTCGTGACGATGCAGGAACCCGACGAAAAAATCGCACTCAACACGGGACTAATGAAGGAGATCACGTCGGGCGAGAAGATGTACGCGCGCGACCTGTTCAAATCGGGCATGGAATTTGAGGTCCTGGCCAAGTTTCACCTGGCGTGTAACGACAAGCCGAAGATCAACACGACCGACGGCGGTACGTGGCGACGTCTGATGGTCATCAACTTCCTGTCCAAGTTCGTGCCGGTCCCTGTCGCGCCAAACGAGTTTCCTATGAACGAGGCCATCCAGTTCTCTGTGAACACGGTCGAGTGGGCGACGCCGTTCTTGGCGTTCCTGGTTCATACGTTGAAGGAGGGGAAGGGTCTGCGCAAACTCGTTGCGCCAGCGAAGGTCATGGAGTACACGAGCGAGTACCGCAATGAAAATGATGCGATCGCAAAGTTCATTGAGGACAAGATTGTGCCCGTGGGAGCAGGTGAGGAGATTGTACAGGTTCGTAAGGAGGCGATTCGTACCGTGTTCCGGCAGTGGAAGACCATTAACGAGTGTATGTCGCTACAGCCGATTGAGTTGGATAAGCGGCTGGTTGCGCAGTTCGGAGCATACCCGAAAGGGGGTTGGACGAACTTCAGGTTGGCGGACGATTAAACGCGGCGACGACGGCGGGTCTTGCGCGCCTTACGACGAGTAGACTTACGAGATTTCTTGTGACGACGAGCGCCCGTGGCAGTGTACCCCGACCCTTCGGGGGCAGTTCCCAGTGCCGACTGCGACCCGTTGGTTGTGGCGACAGCTGGGAGCGCCGACTGAACCGGCGTTGCTGCGGGCTGAACCGCGCTGGACACGGCACTCTTCGCTTTTTGATATTGGGAGCTGATCCAGTCCATCCTTTATTCATGTGTCAACAAATTTACGCGGTGCGAGCGGCTCCGCGGATGGGGGCATACGCCTTGATGTACGGCAGCGCCATCGACACCACCAGCAGCGAGACGAAGAGCGTGGCCGTCGCGCTGATCACCGCACCGACTTCCACCTTGACGGAGCCCAGCTGGATCGTGAGGCCCGACACACTCTGCTGGACGCTGGGGAACAGGGACGCCACGATCGGGGCAACGACGCCGCTCGTGACGGCCGCAAAGAAATCCTTCAGTGCGCTGCCCACAACAAACGCAACTGCGATCGTAATTAAGAGGCGACGAGAGCTCATAGCACCACCTTCCATTTGATTTATATTCGGTACGATACTTTTTTAGCAGCAGTTTGTCTGAATTCCCGCCATCTTCAAAAAAGCAGTTTGCGTTCCAAAATACCAGTGTAGAATTTCTCCCAGCACGAACCATACCACTAAGTTGTAGATAAACGACGTTCCTGTGGCGTACGCCGTCAGCCATGCCAAGAGTACAGTGCCGAGCCAGTCCCCGACAGCCATTCCAAAGAGCCGAGCCGAATGGAAGCCCTGTCTCGGTATGCCAAAGAGGTATCTGTAAGGGCACGACATTTATACTTGGTTTAGAATAATGGGCATCGATACCCGCTACTGGGGCCCGAGCGGATGGCAATTATTCCATTACACCTCGTTCAGGTCCGACCATCCTGAGCCGCTGCTGGACATCATACATCTCGTACTGCCGTGTCGGTTCTGTCGTGAAAGCACGACGCAGTTCGTGAAGGAGCATCCGTTGAAAGGCGACCCTGCGAAGTGGTTGTACGAGATCCACAACATGGTCAACAACAAGTTGCGGACGCAGTGTAAAGACGACCCAGCGGTCATTGACCCCGGAGAAGATCCATCATTTGAGGATGTATCGCGAAAATACCGATCAATGAAACTAACGGGTGTACTAGGTCGCGACTTTCTGTTCTCAGTAGCGATGAATTACCCAGACACTCCAACAGAAGATGAAACTGCGACGCAGCGAACATTTATGGATGTGTTGTCTACTGTCTACCCTGTGAAAGGCAAATTCAAGGACCCGGCTTTAGAATCGCGCAAGTCGTACTCCAAATGGATGTACGGACAGCTGAAGTCACTAGCCAAAAAGCCGATGCCGACTTATAAAGGATACGTCCAGCGTCTGAAGTACTACGAAAGCGGATGCGAAAAAAAGACGTACCGCGGAATAACGTGCCGACGCGCCAAAGGCGGACGCACCAAAACGCGAGACCATAAGCGCACCCGACGAATCGCGCAGTCAAATTTACTGACATAAAACAATGGACGATTATGCCAAGAGATGTTTACATCGCTACGTTCACGATTTTACCAAGCCGCAAGAGTGCGTTAGAGCACTGCTGCCAATCATTCTGAGTCAACCGAAACGGGCGATGACATTGTACCGAGGACAGGACAGTCAGCCGAAGATTAATCGCCTCGGTATCCGCGGATTTCTGTCGACGTCGAAAAACAAGACGATTCCGATGACCGAGTTTTCCAAAGGAGGGTGCTGCGTGTTCACCATCCATGTGGCAGGAGACGTACCTAGTTTGGACGTGTACAAGTTCATTGAGAAAGGATCCAAAGCAGACGAAGAGGAAGTGTTGCTGCCAGAAGGCGGGTATTTTTACCAAGATGCGTCTCTCAGAACAGAAGGGTTCTTGGGAACAAAAAGCGGCGAGTATGAGACGTGGTACAGCATGAAGGTCCCGCAGGCACCGCCGCCACCGCCGCCACCGCCGCGAGCACGTACGGTTCCCGAGCTGGTAAATATGATTGATGAGAGTGAATATGAGTTCATCAGCAGTCCAAATGACATTCATTTTAGAGAAAACGTTTCAGTTGAAGTCAAAGAGGCGGTGTTTGCAGAAATTGAAAGACGGAAAAAAACTGTTTAGGTTTTTTGTTTTTTTAGATTTTAGGGTTTATGGTTTTTAGTGCTTGGTGAGCGGTGGGAACTGTTCCAGTGACGAGCACATCTTCTCAACGGCATTTTCAACGACCATCTGGCGGATGAATGCCTTCAGGTCAACTGTCATCTTCTGAAGAAGGGCTTCATGCTCCATCTTCAGACGGTGGAACTGCTCGTAGTCCGCGACACACGCGAACCACATGCCGTGGACTTCAAGCGGCGTGTTGTAGTAGCGCTGGTAGGCGCGCTGCTCGTTCAGGTGGCACATGGCGTCGTAATCGTAGTAGGACATCTTGGTTTAGGTTGCCGGTACAGTATCGTAGGCTTCACGGATCCATTTTTCATGGATACGTTTATCAGGCAAGTGAAAAAGTAGGGCTTGATGTTTTGTTTTGGGTTTTAGTAGTTGATGCGGGTGCGAGATACCTCGAACTCCGGAACTGGGCCGTCTTCCTCCTCGACGTTGATGTTGAACTTCATGCGCTTAAGCCTGGAGCCGTCCAGTCTCTCGTCAATTTCGGATGGGCGCGGGATGTTGTAGGTGTCGCTCTCGTAGAGAACGTCATCCATCACCAGCTGGTTCACGAACTCAACAAGCTCTTCAGAAGTCGCGAACGTAACGTTGGCGAACTCGGGCTTCACGCCGTTGTACTCCCGACCGAAGTCGAACGCGTAGTGTAGGTTGTAGGAGTAGCGAGGCTTGCCCTCCGCATCAATCTTCATCTCCCGAATCTTGGCGTCGAGGAACGCCAGCGTCTCATTCTTCGCCTCAATGGACGAGGATGGCGTCGTGTCCGCCAGCTTGCGAACTGTCTTCAGGTACGCCAGCTTGTCCTTCGCGTCGGCCATCATCTTCTGGCGAGTCTGTTCGGTCTTCTCTGCGAACATCGAGAGCTTGGTGGTAGACATCTTTGTGGTTGTGCTGTCCGGTCCATCGTGGCCCTCACAAATCCATTTTTCAGCCCCCATGAAAACGGATATGAAATGTTCAGGATAATCTCACAGGTATTACAGGATGGATATCCACGTGTACGAGGACAAATTCGTCAAGGGTGTGCTGGACACGCACCGTATCTTGAAGAAGCTCGACGATGTAAAGAACGACGAAGAGTTCTGGAAGATGGTTGATGAGATCAAGGTCGGCTTTGACGAGATCAACGATGCGAGGATCAACTACTACACCGAGCTGAAAAAGAATGACATAGGGCCGGAAGATTGTTCTCTCACACACGAGCTGTATCACGGAATTTACTGTCTCGACGAGAAGTACTGGGACATATCGAACTTACTTGAGTGTCTTCTTTAACGCCTCCACTTGACGCACATGTTTTGACGAGTATTTGCCATCTTTCCCACCGCCTTTTTCCCGCTGGTCCTTTTTCTTCTCGCGACGCGTCTTTGGTTGGTCCATCTTTAGCGGGTTTATTTAAGAAGAAATTTTAATTCGTTTTCAATAAGGAATATGCAGTTCATCTGGAACAGACAGTTGAAGGCGATTGTGAAGCGACGAGCTCCAGAGCCGGTACAGCCTCAGGAGGTTGCGTTGCCTGAAGAGCCGCCTCAGGTCGTTCAGGTGCCAGAAGAGCCGCCTCAGGTGCCAGAAGAGCCGCCTCAGGTCGTTCAGGTGCCAGAAGAGCCGCCTCAGGTCGTTCAAGTCCCTGAAGAGCAGCCTCAGGAGGTTGCGTTGCCTGAAGAAGAAGAAACTGCCCCCGAATCATAATGGAACCGTGGTATCCCATCGTGATTGGAAGTGTAGCTTTTGCGTATATTCAGTTGTTCAATTGGAATGCTAAAAAGTATCTGCGAATTGGTGAGAGCGGGGATCGAACCCGCGCGCTATGAAGCAGAGGTTCTTAAGACCTCCTCCTTAACCACTCGGACATCTCACCGATTGATATAGGGCATGTACACTTTAAATCCTTACACTAAATAATGGACAATAGGCATCCGATGAGACGTCGTTCGCAAAAACGTGAAGCACTGGACATGTTGGCCAGTAAGGGATTGCTCACACATAACCCTACTGCCACCCAGAAGCTATACTCTCAGCTGAAGATGACGCCTAAATCAAGACTGATCGGCTCAAAGCGCAGAACGCGCAGACGCAAGACTCACAGGTTGAAACGGCGCTTGAAGGTTTGAACGTTCTTGCGAAATGACGTAGACGGTCCCCATAAAATCCACTTTGAAAGAGCGCCGGCAGTGTCCGGTTTGCTCCAGTTCTCACCCATGCCTGAATGGCGCGCTAAATAGCGCGCCCTACGGGTCTTGTCCTTGTGTTTGGTGTAATCGCTCATTCCCGCCGCGCCAAACGAGATCGTCTTCTCACGGCCTTTGTCGCTAACAAACACGGCATCGTACTTCTTTTCGGGTTTATGCGAGCGTCTTATCGTTTTGAGCTTCATTACTTTTTATCAAGAGTTTTCAAATGGAGAAGTGGTATTCTATCGTGCGCAACATGAAAGATGACAGTGACAACGGGTTTTTGATACAGACAATCACGCACCGGATCTTTCATGACGCGACAGATTTGTTGCCGCTTCTGAAAAAGAGACAGCGGTCTGAAAAGAGCAAGGACATTGTTTCCAAGTTCAAGCAACGGCTCGGACCAGAGTTCACCGAGTGGGAGGCGCGTTTAGAGCAGGAGTTCTCGTCAGACATCGTGAAAGATATTGTGACGGACGATGAGTTTTGGGGCGCAACAATGGATATCGTCGGTTTCCCGTAAAACGAATAGCAATAAATATAGACAGAAGAGATAGTAATAATAAGAATGGGCGACACCATTATTGGAGTACAATTTGGAATCGCCAATCCAGATGACATTGTCGCGCGCAGTGTCGTCGAGGTTACTACGGACAAGACATACCAAGCTGGCCAGCCTGTATCGGGCGGACTGTTCGATTCTCGGTTTGGCGTGATCGAGAATGGCAAGACGTGCCAGACATGTAAACAAACCAATCTGCTATGCCCAGGGCATTTCGGACACATCCGTCTTGCGCGACCCGTGTACCTGTACCAGTTCATCGACATGATCCAGAGCATCCTCGGCTTGGTGTGTCTCAACTGCTCCAACCTGTACCTCCCTGAATTTGAAGAGAAGTTCCCGTCGTCTCTGAAAGGCATGGACCTGTTCAAGGCATTCAAGAACGCATCCAACTTCTACAAGTTAAAGAACAGCAAGGATGACAGCGGCGGCACGTGCTACCACTGTAAGAGCGCCATGATTCGGACGGTGGTCAAGGCCGAGAACACTGTCGCGTCCTTGGTTGGCTTGACGTACGGGGGCGACTCAGCGCCCAAGGTCCAGCTTCAGCCCGAGATGGTGCTTCGCTGCTTTCAGCGCATGAAGGACGAGGACATTGTGCGCATCGGGTTCAACCCCAAGTTCAGCCGTCCCGAGTGGATGGTGTGTACCGTCCTCGCAGTGCCGCCGTTGACGGTGCGTCCGTCAGTGGTGGGAGACGACAACCAGCGCATGGAAGATGATTTGACCCGTCAGCTGGTCGTGATCGTTCGTCAGAACCAGTACCTGCGTGATAAAATTGACAAGGGCGATTCGGCAGACATCATTGACAAGTTCACCGCGCTGCTTCAACTGAACGTGGCGACGTACGTGGACAACGACATCAAGGGACTGCCGCATGCCGAAGAACGCCGGTCAGGTCGGCCGCTGAAGACGCTCAAGGCCCGTCTGGGGGCTAAAGCTGGCCGTGTGCGTGGCAACTTGATGGGTAAGCGCGTGGATTTCTCCGCACGATCCGTCATCACGCCAGACGCAAACATTGACGTGGACGAACTCGGTGTGCCAGAAGAGATCGCGATGAACTTGACGTTTCCCGAGATTGTGACGCAGTACAATCGCGACCGACTCATGAGTTACATTCGCAACGGACCTGCGAAGTACCCTGGCGCAAAATCAGTGTACATCTACGACGAGAAGCGCACCGTGTCGCTGCGCTACATCAACGCCGACAGTTTGAACATCAAGTCGGGCGACGTGGTTCATCGTCACCTGATTGACGGCGATGTCGTGCTCTTCAACCGCCAGCCGTCGCTTCACAAGGCGTCCATGGAGTGCCACCGCATCAAGGTGTTGCCGTACAGCACGTTCCGATTGAACGTCAGTGCGACGCGTCCGTACAACGCCGACTTTGACGGCGACGAGATGAACATGCACGTGCCGCAGAGCATCGCTGCTGCGACAGAGCTGAAGCTTCTAGCGTCCGTGCTGCGCCAGATCATCTCGCCGCGCACAAACACGCCCATCATTCAAATCTTTCAGGACACGCTCACCGGAGTATACCGCATCTCGCAAGACGCCGTGGCTGTTCCAGAACACATTGCGATGAACATCATGTCGCGCATGAAGCGTCCACTTGGATCGTACTCGCGCTCCAACGGACTGGTGACCGGCAAAGACATCATCTCGACTGTGTTTCCGCTGATGGACTTTGACAGCAACATTCAACTCAAAAACGGCCGGCTGGTGAAGGGGGTACTGAAGAAGAAAGCGTTCAGTGGCTCAAACGACGACGCGACAGACGGTATTCTCCACGTGATCTACAACGACTTTGGTCCCCAGCGGTGCGGTCAGTTCATCAACGAAATTCAAAACATTGTCACGCGCTACAACCTGTTCTCTGGGTTCTCGGTGGGGACGTCAGATTTGATTGGCGGGAACGAATGGGACGCGAATGTCCAAGACGAGCTGGCCAAGGGACGCAAGTCGGTGGCTGACATCCTGTCCAGCGTCCACAAGGGAACGTTTCTGAACGAGACCGGTCGGCCGGACGGCGAGGAGCTGGAGAACCGCGTGATGAATGTTCTGAAAGAGGTGTCATCCAACATCTCCAAGGCGGCAATGAAGACACTTGCCCCGAACAATCGCATGAAGGAGATGGTGGAGTCAGGATCTAAGGGCTCCGACCTGAACATTGCCCAGATGATGGGTATGCTGGGGCAGCAGTTCATTGCGGGCCGACGCATCCACTACACGCTCCAAGACCGTACGTTGCCGCACTTCACCAAGTACGATCACGGCATGGAGTCGCACGGGTTTGTGGAGAACAGTTTCATCACCGGATTGCGTCCCGCCGAGTTCTTCTTCCACGCGATGGGTGGACGTGAAGGCCTGATTGACACGGCCGTGAAGACTGCCGATTCAGGCTACATCCAGCGCAAACTCGTCAAGACGATGGAGGATCTACATGTAGAATACGACGGCACGGTGCGCAATGCCACGGGAGATGTCGTTCAGTTCCAGTACGGCGGCGACGGTATTGACAGCATCTGCGTCGAGTCGCAGGCGTGCGAGCTTCCGAACATGACGATGGAGCAGGTGTACAAGGAGTTCGCGCTGTCTGTCAGCGACGTGTCGCCGGTACTGAAATCTGGTCTGGACGCGACAGACGACGATATGGTCCAGCAAATCCTCGCTGACCGCGATTTCCTCATTCACAACGTTCTGCGCTACACTAAAACGTCGCGTCTCCTTGCGCCCGTGAACCTGCGCCGCTTGGCGAAGAAGTACACGAACGAGTACGCCACCAAAACCGATTTGGAGCCGACGTATGTCGTGTCCCAGCTCAATGCGCTCTGTGCCGAAGGGTGGCTGAAGCACAATAAGGTGTTCCACATTCTGCTGCGGTACTACTTTGCGCCCAAACAGTCAGTCCTCAAGATGCGCATGAGCAAGGACATGTTTGACGAGCTGCTTCAGGAAATCCGATTCAAGTACATCAAGTCGCGTGTCCATTCAGGTGAGATGGTGGGTCCTCTGGCGGCTCAATCTATCGGCGAACCCACGACTCAGCTGACACTGAACACCTTCCATTCTGCCGGCACAGTCAAGGCCAATGCGACACAAGGTGTGCCGCGCATCAACGAACTGCTGAGCGCCAGCCATAATCCCAAGAACCCAGGCAATGTCGTGTACTTGACGAAAGAGGTCGCAATCTCGCAGGACCGAGCGATCGCAAAGATGAAGGAGATCCAGAAGACGACGCTGCGGGATATCGTCAAGTCGCTGCGAATGTACTACGATCCGAACCCTCTATCTACCGGAACGGCGATCAAGGAAGACATTGACATTCTCAAGTCGTACGAAGAGTTCAAGGTCACGTGTGGCGACGCCGTGTCGCCGTGGATCATTCGGTTGGAGCTGGACCGCATGGAGATGGTGGCGCGTGGAATTCTGGACATGGACAGGATCCGGACCAAGATTGAAGAGAACAAGTTCCTGCGGACGTACGAGTGTATCCACAGCGACACGAATGTCCCAGGTAAGCTCATCATGCGCATCACGTTCCAGCCTGACGTCGCCAAGAACGCACTGTCGTTGCGGTTTGTGGAGGAGAAGCTGCTGGACACCGTGCTCACCGGTGTGGACGGCGTTGGGCGCGTGTACTTGCGCGAAGTGAACCGCGAACTGACGTATGACGGCACGATTGGAGGGTACACGCCACTGAAGCAGTACGTGCTGGATGTGGAAGGCACGAACCTTCTGGACTTGGCGACGCTTCCGGATGTGGACCCGTTGCGCTCGTTCTCGAACGACATCCACGAGATCCTAGAAGTGTTTGGGATTGAGGCGGTGCGTGTGGCAATGTACGAAGAGTTCATGGAGGTGTTCACCAGCGAGTACGTGAACTACCACCACATGATCACACTGATTGACACTATGACGTTCCCAGGGTACATTCTCAGCGCCGACCGGTTCGGTATGGGCAAGAGCGAGGCGGGTGTGCTTGCGCGCTCGTCGTTCGAAGAGACGTCCAAGATCCTCTTCAATGCGGCAATGACGGGCGAGCTGGACACGATGAAAGGTGTGTCTGCCAACATCATGTTTGGACAGAAACCGCCGTGTGGAACTGGGTTCGTTGACATTCTGGTGGACGAAACCAAGTTACCGGATGGCGCGGAAGATGAAGTGTCGGTGTTTGACTCTGAACTTGAAGCCGTGAACCAAGTGGTTGACGACAGGTCGGGTCCAGATGGGGTGTGTCGCGTAGAAGATATTCAGATGGAGTGGTAGGTAATTTAGATACGATATGTGAACAATATGTATGGACAGCATAGTGACATCAGTTATTGAAAAATTCAAACAACGTGCCGAGTTTGGCCAGAAAAAGTATGGCACAAACTTGGATCGCACAGATCTCAGTTTTTTACAATGGGTCAATCATGCTCAGGAAGAGCTGATGGACGCTATTTTGTATTTGGAAAAAATGAAGGTTAGCGCATCGCACGACGCGCCGCGCCAATCAGACCCGTCGGAGCAGTCATAGGCGGTCCAGCACTGACAAAGTACGCGTAATAGGGATAGTAAAACGCGCTGAACAAGAATGCTACAATCGCCCAACCGAAGGAGCGAAAGCGGTCATACGACAGCTTCGCTGCTCCGAGCGAGAACAGAATGGAAGGCAGAAGCGAAAGAAGACCAATTCCCCAGTACGTCCCAACAGCAGTTTGTTGCTCCAGAGACGGCTTGGTTGGAGGGGTTGTTCCGGTTAATTCAGTGGGCTGTTTTAGGGCAGGTGGAGCGACAGTTGCTCCTCCGGCCGCGGCTGTCTGTGGAATGGGCGAGGCAGTGGACATTTGTTATATTTACTGTTTAAATTATTGGCTGGTTTTAATTTGAATAACTAAGGCCTGCCATGCCGCTCATGATGCGCAGCACGTTGTAGTTGATCGCGTACACGCGCACATTCCAGCTGTTGTCGCTTGACTCGTCCACGACATACGCGCCCGACATCTGCATGACAATGGTGGCAGTATCAATGCGGCTGAAGTTACACGTTCCAGAGGGCTGGTGCTCCTCGGGCTTCAGCGCAAAGCTGTAGCAGTAAATCGCCTGCTGTTTGGTCGGGGTAACCGTACCGCCACCTGTCGTAACAGTGTTCGTATCAAACCCGGCAGGAACCATGCTGCCTGAGTGGTGCTGGTACGGCTGTACGCGGTTGTAGTAGTTGCCGTAGCGCTTATCTAGACGGTCCTGACCATTGAACTGGATCCACTGCTCAAAAATGGGCTGTTCAGGAGTCTGGTTGGCAGCCGCAGTACCGGCTTGGCTCGCGTACGTGTACGTGAATGGAGACAGGCGCCGTGTAGTTGGGCGGGGAACGCCGTATGTCGCATCACTCGTGTTTGCCTTGTCGGCGATCTTACAGTTCGTGAAGCGCTCGGGCTGGACGACCCAAATCAGTTCCTTGACGGGGTGGTTGAACGTGAGATCAACGCGGTTGCTCGCGGACGAGAGACCCTTGTCCTCGTTGAACTGAACCTGCTCAATGAGGTACTCGTGGCTCTCTTGGGCCATACGGCGGCGCTCCTCGACGTCCATGTAGATGTAGTCGACGTACACGGCCGCAGAAACGGGCGCGGGCAGCTTTGAAACACGGTCAAAATCCGAAATCACGAACTGCTTCTCGTTCCACTGAATGTTGATCTTCGTCTCGTGGTACTGGAGTGAAATCAGAGGTAGCGCGCATCCGGGGTTGCGCGTGTAGAAGAATGTGAGAGGGATGTACAGCACGTTGGGGTGTCCTTGGCGCCCCGTGGCCGCGCTACACGACGACGAGTCGGGCAGCTCAAGACCGGGCTGACCGGACGAGCGGTTGGCGGCAAACCCGACCATATCCCACAGCTGCTTGCTCTTGTTCGCGTCAGACGTCAGCGTGTCCCACAGGTACATGAACTCACCGTACAGACGGTCGATCAGCTGACCGCCCACCTCAAGCTCAACATACCGAATCAGATTGTACCCGAGACGGCCCTGCTCGTTGTTCCAGTCGACCTTCACGCTCGTAGAACCAACTTCATATACTGGCAACACGACTTCTAGATAGGTCGAGTACGCCAAGTCCGCATGGCGGCCGAGCGTGACGCTCTGCTTCATTCCCCAGTTAGGCTGGCCAGTCAAATTCAGGCGGAACGGCTCCATCGCGAAGTTGGTATGGCGCTTGTACAGCCCCTTCCAGAACGTGATCTGGGGGTTGCTGCTCAGGTACACGTCTTGGGCGCCGCTGGCTACGAGCTGTAATAAACCGCCACCCATTGTCTTTATTATATGTTAGGAACTTTGATTTTTTTAACGACGCGAGTGGCGGCGTGTGCGACGAGCGCCCTTACGAACCTGCATGGGCGGGAACGCGACCTTGTCCTCCTCGTCAGCGCCGCCCTTCTTGCCCTTCTTGTACGTCTTCTTGGCCTCCTTGATCACCTGCTTCAGGCCCATGCCCTTCTTGTACGTGCCGCGCGACTTCATCGTCTTCATCGTCTTCTTCACGTGCGTGAGCCAGTGGTTCGCCATTTTATGATTACACGAGATTTTATGACAGTTTGAACAGCATTTTCCGCATGCCGTTCACGACGTCATCTGGAACGCGCTCGTCCATTAAAATACCTGTCAAACAGCAGTAGTGGAAGTACAGACAGTACATGCCGCACTCGGACTCCTTGTACTGGTGCCGCGTCTTGTTGTAACTCATGACCATGGGCTCCGAGTGACCCCCGCCCGCGTCCCAGTCCTTTTTCCAACGTTTCATCAGCGTCTTAATTTCCTTCTCGGGCGAGTGCGCGTACGAGTCAAAGTACGTTATGCGCGGGTACTCCAGCTCGGGACGCACGTCGCAAAACAACGCGACCCAGTGTTCGCCCGGACCGGTGCTCACGTCAGTGTTGAACACAATTCCGATCTGGGTCTTTCCTTGACTCGCGAGCTTGCGAATGTCCATGGAACACAGTGTGCTGATCAAACACTTGCCCGTCTCCGACTTCAGGTCAAAGTCAATAGGGAACGTGCCTAGATAATCGTAGTTCGGAAACAGTTCCTCGTATCGCTTTTCGAGCGCGTCAATGTCGTCTCCAGACAGCCATTCCTCAGGGTTCACTTTCCACTCGGAGGGCGCGCGAGGTTTCGTCAACAGCGACGTCAAAATACACTCTGACGTGCCGGACTTACACTTATCGCGCAGGCGTTTGCGGATTTCCGACCACGTTTTCACAGGATCTTCGCCTCCTTGAATCGGCGCTTCTCGCGGGTGTTCGCGGTTGTATGTTTTACGCAATGACTGAATTGAATTCGTATTGAAATACATCCTTGTTTAGAAAACGGAATTAACTTTAAGCCGTAGTGTAGCATTCATAATATGGAGCAGCTCAAGAATGCGCTGTACGCGTACAAGGACATTGACAACCGCCTGAATGACCTGAATCGCGACGTCGCTACGCTGCGCGGACAGCGTAAAGACATTGAACTGACGATGGCAAGCATCCTTGCTCGGCCGGAACTCAGCGCGATTGACAAGCTGGAACTGAAGGACGACAACTCGTATGTGCGCATCGGCCGACCCGATACGTGGACGAAACCGTGGTCGCTGTCCAAGAAGGATCTCGCGACTCATCTGACCGACTATTTCCAACGCAACACGGTTCCGACACCGGACGGCTGTTTCAAGTACATTTGCGAGACACAGCGCACGCTTGGCAAGGAGTTCACGTTTGAGCGTGTGAAGCGGAAAAACGAATAGATTACACAGTACACACCTGACAATCACAAATGTACAATCCGTACAATTCAAAAAACCGCTTGATTTCCAAGGAGGATGTTGAGCGGATTGTGCCAACCCTTAAAGTCCAGAATGCGACCCTGTACCAAACTGCGATGGTCCACTCGTCATACGTGAAACGCAAAGAGTACACTACGCCCACGGGAGAAACGACAGAACTTGCGTCTCGGCCACCGAACTGCCTTGAGTTGTTTGACGAATCGTACGAGCGAATGGAACACTTGGGCGACTCGGTTCTTGGCGTGTCGGTGTCCACGTACTTGCTGGAACGGTTTCCGTCAGAGAACGAGGGGTTCCTGACCGACTTGAAAAAAGAAATCGTGTGTAACGAAACACTCGGAAAATTGAGCCAGATCATTGGTCTTGACGCGTTCTACATCATTTCGCGACACAACGAAGACATGTGTGCGGGTCGCGCTAACATCAAAAAGCTAGGAGATATTTTGGAAGCGTTCATTGGCGCCATGTGGATTGACACGACATACGATTTCCCTACCGTGTACGGCTTCATTGTCGGGTTGATTGAGAAACACATTGACATCCCGAAACTGCTGATGAACAACCGCAATTACAAGGAACAGTTCCAGAAGATGTTTCAAGCAAAGTACCACTCGACCCCGACGTACTACATCATTTCAAACGAGAACGGGCTGTACGCGATGGGCGTCAAGGATTTGAACGGTGTCTGTATAGGTAAGGGTATATCAACGACCAAGAAACAGGCGGAACAGTTTGCGGCGAAGGAGGCGATTTTCATGTTGAATGAGTAGTAATGGCGACAGTGGTGGTGTACAGCAAAGAAAAAGATGTGTATTCTTTTTTCATCGGGAAAGAATCGTCTTTTTTGCGCGACATCCTTCCGGACGTTGTGCCGCTTGAATCGTACAAGTTCCCGCCAAACACGTCGGTGACAGACATGCGGAAACATTTCCGCGTGATTGCGCGCGATTTGACCAAGCAGTTGAGCGTTCGTGTACAGTTTGATACACCAAAGCAAAACTCAGAGACGCATTTTGGAAAAGTCAGGTTCCGAGTTGAACCTAAGACCGCAAAGTTCGGGATCGTGAAAGGAGGAATGGAGCCGCAGGACGGCGGGTCGTCGCTCAACACCGCTGTGCGTGAATTTCGCGAGGAGTGTATGAACGTCGTCATTTCTCCGTCGCTGTTTGTCAAGGCGAAACCGTTCAAGTCAAAGGCAAGCCCGATTCAGGATCGGGATGTGTACTACTTGGACGTGACACGCTTCAAGTCCACAATGTTACTGAACATGGAGGCGTGGCGACAGACGTACTATGGCGAACTGTTTGAGACACATTTCAAAACAAAAGACGATGTGATGAAGATTTGGAGCAAACTGAACATCACGTCTAAGATCGCACTGGAGACGTTCTTCAATGAAGTCATTCATCCAAAATAGTCATGGTCTTGCGCGGCAAGCGCCGAACGAGCAGTTCGCGCTGGACTGCCGACGTAGCGGACATCATGTCGCCTCCCTCCGAGATGCCCTCAATTGAGCGGAGGAACTCGCCCACTTTGTTCGGCTGGTCGGCAAAGTGCAGAAGCAGCTGTGTGCGCAGGACATTGCGCTTCAGAGGCGGACGACTGGTGCGCGTCGTGCGGTTGATGCTGCCAATACCGCTTCCTTCGAGCGTGAAATTGTCCACCTCATTGTTCCGCATGAACTCCAGAATTGAGTTTGAAAAGCCGGTCTTCTGCTCTTTAATGCCTTTGATCTGTTCGCGCAACTGACGCTCTTGGTCGTCTAGTGCGATCCACTGTTTGAGCGTCTCGCGGATCTTGTTCGTCTCGTCGGCCATTTGTATTTAGACCGCCGTTTAGTTGTAAGTTGTTTGCGTCCCTTCCCAACCGGTGTTGGCTCAAACTCGGCGCGGGGATTTTTCCGCGGAAGAGCCACATCTGCCGCCTCTATAATGCGGTTAGACAGTGTCCCGATTTTTTCAGCGGCGTTCCCGACAGTGGCCGTCACTGCCGACACATTGGAGTTCACCTTATCAACACCTGACTGGATGCGGGAAGACACACTCTCAACCAAATCGGTTACGATCAGTAGTCCGTCCGTGATATCGTTCACCAACTTGACGCGTTTGGCGTTGATGCGCGCAATCATGCGGTTCCCTTCCAAGAAGCTGTCGGCAAGCGTGTCTCCGAACGGCGGCGGGACCGCGCGAATGAACGACACAATCGCAGACGTGAAATCTTGACGACTGAACGCCACCATCGCGACCATTGGCCACACGAATGCGCCGTACATCGCCGCCAAAATGAGTCCAATCAAGCTGGCGTAAGGTACCGGAATCAACCCAATCAGTGGCGGTAAATTCTTTTGAACCGCTTTAGTGATCGTCTTGTTCGCAGCGACCATGATGTCCAGCGCCGCACTCAGGATGTTTCCAAACACCGGAATTGACTCTAGGTAGCTCACGAAAAATATCACCATGAACAGACCCTTCAGCAACCCGCGGGCGGCAGGCGACGTGATCACGTCCATGAAGTTGATGATGTTCGGACCCAGCCAATCTTCATTGTTGATGGACGGCATGCCCTTCATGGTTGGTGTTGACGGCAGTTTGAACGCACCGCCCGTTTTGGCCTTGAACTTTTTCAGAGCGTCCTCGAACTTCGGATCTTTCCGCAGCCCGAGAACGACCAAGTCCAGTCGTTCATCGAAATCTGGAGGTAATGGTACATTGTTTGATTCCAGTACGTCTTTTATACCCATTGTGTTATTCCGTGGTAAAAATCTCTACAGACGTCTCTTCCTTAGTTGTTGAATCACTTTCATGTTCGGGGCGACGAGGTGTCGTCTGACGAGGCGGCTTTAACTGGAACGCCGCAGCATTTCGGACGTGCTGAGACGGTGTTGGCATGACACTGGGATTGACGGGGTACACGCTGATGTTTTCCAGTCCGTTAGTTTCTTCCGGCTTACTAATTTCGGTTTGGTGGTCAAAGCGTCTACGAAACACATTGACAATTACTGGAGGTAGCAGAGGACTGATTTCTTGGAGACGGTCGTACTGGTCCTTGACGTCTTTCAGTAGCGCGGCAGGTGTGCGGCGTTCTTCCCGCGGCAAGTTCATTTCCACCATCAACATGCGGTACAAACGCGAGTACTGGATGCTTGAAATGCGATGGCCTTCTGCGCGCTTTGCCCATGCGAAATAAGACCCAACCGTGTTCAGTATACTCACAACCAACGACGACGCGCCTAGAACGATGCTAGACAGTTGCTGGTTGTTTTCGCCAAAAATGTTCTGGGACCCCACGCTGCAAAAACCCGTGACGCCCGACAGGACGATCACGGGTAAATCGATAAAGGTACGGCGGTGGGAATACATTTCTTCTGCGCGTTTGTGGCACCACGCCAAGCACTGGGCGCGTTCGCCGGTAGCGGCAAAGTAATCTTCCAATGTGGTGTGCCACGTCACATTCACAAATTCATCGGAATCGGACGACATTTATATTTTAATACCTAAAACTTCCATCGCTTGTCGCATTCTAGACAGGACACGAACGTTGTCATGGGTTCGTCGGCTGAGCGAGTTTGGAGTTGGTAGTAGTCGCAGTTCGTCTTCTTTTTACACGCAGAGCACCACATGATAATGGACGCATTCTTCTCCTTGGAGTACAGTTTCTTGTCAATCGCAAGCATCTTGTCAATCGCATCCTTCCAACGCGACGGACACAAATCAATGGCACTCATGTTAGCGACTGTAGCGAGATCCAGTTCGCCCGACTGAATGCGTTCCATCAGACGTTCGTTGTTCTGGACGTATCCTGACGTGCCCTTCAAATTCTCGTACAACGACATTGCGCGACCGCGGTACATGTTCCAGAACACGCGATTCGCCCAGTCCACATCAATGTTCTCCTTCTTGGCGGTTTGAACTACAGCTAGGAGCACTTGAAACTCAAAATCGGCCGCGAGCTCGGGCGTCTCAAACAGCGTCTTGAAGTTGGAGACGACCTTCTCACGAATGGCGCAGTCGACAAACACGTCCTTGGTCTTAACAGGCACCACGGCCTTTGCTGGACGCACTACAGGCGCAACCTCTTCTTCGTCGTCGCAGCACTGCGTCAACGTCTCGTCGCTGTCGTCTTCAAATTCCTCTTCAATAGCATCCGGCTGGTCGTCTTCTTCATCTACCGCAAACGTCCACTCCTGATACAACGCCTCGTACTCGCTCGGCTTCAAATCAGTGTAGCTGGAAATTGCCGGCTCGTACGTGTCTTGATTCTCGTTCTGGGTTGCGAGCACAATTATCTGGCTCGTGTACGTGTCTTCGTCAAACGGACTGGGAAGCATGTGTGTGTTTTCGTCGTCGTCGGTCGTTGAGGCAAAGATACTTAGCCACCGACCTTCCTTCATGGGATCCTGAAGCTTGCCTTGGAACTGGATCCCTGCCACCTTGTACTTCTTGCGAATCCACTCGAGGACGTCGGTTGTCTTGGGAGGGATCTGGACATCTGATACGGTGCCGTTCAGCGCAATAACAACACCGTGCGTCATTCTTTAACTGTCACAATGGTCGGTGCGTCTAGGTTCGTTTTTCACGAACATCGTTAAAAATGGATCTTCATGGGAGCTATCCATAGTAAAGTATTCTCAATAATCAACATGGCGTCCAACAAATACGTGCCCCCCGCGCTCCGCTCCAAGTCGCTCCCTACCGCGAGCGATTTCCCCGCTCTCGGGACGGCGCGTGTTCAAAACAACTCGTGGAAGACCAAGACGTCGTTCGCAGTGCTTGCGTCTGACTGGAACGAGCACGCCGAGGAGGAGGCTGCGAAGCGTGAGTTTCAAGCTGCGATCGAGAAGCAGGAGCTCGATAAGCGTGCGGCCGAGCGGCGCACAGTCGTGAGTCGCAAGCGCCACGTAGACGACATTTACGAGATGGAGTGCGAGGAGGACCGTGTGGAGGACAGCATTTGGGCAGCGGATGAGTCCAAGGAGGACGGTGACGGCTGGACGACCATCGAGTCCAAGGCAAAGAAGGAGTTGACACTGGAAGAGAGAATCGCGCGCGATCAGAAGATCGAAGAGGAAGAGAAGCGCGCACAGGCCGCACGCGATGCGGGCCGAGACAGTGTGTGGGGTGACGCATCCGAGTGGGACTACCGCGACAGACGCGCGGTTGCCTGAAGACCCTTCCTAGCGTCTCGCGCCGACTTCAAACTCGCGATAGCTTTCGCAATGTACTCGCGTAACATCTGACCCATCATTTGAACAACCATCCAAAACTTCAAAGCGTACTGTAATCCCAACTTCCAGCCGTAATAAATGCCAGCACCAACCATAAGCAAATAAACAATCATATTGATCACATCAACAAGGGTCCAAGGCTGGGATACCCTGGCTGATTTTTCAATTACTTTGGGCGCCTTCGGCTTCTCTTCTTCTTTAGGATCCGGTGTTACCGCTGCGCTGCTCATTTGTTTTTACATGATATAATTCAAATGGACACTGCGTCTTGGTACGCTCTATCGTACAGCTTGGTCGTGATAATCGCCGTCGGCGTCATGCTGTTCATGACCCGCCCTCCGGCGCCGCCTGGGCCGGCGTTCACGTCGCCAGTGTCACTAGCAGATGCGACACAAGGAGTGAAAAAGTACGGCGGCACACTGGGTGTGATAGTGCCGTACGCGATGCTTGGGTTTGGACCTTTTGTGGATTTGTACTATCGTGAGTTCAAGTATTCGATCCTCACGGTAGTTGGTGGCGGGGCCGCGCTCATCGGCTATGTGTACCAGTACGCACTTCGTGGCAGCTCGGCGTTTCTGCCCGCGCTCACGATCGCGACGTGCGCGATGGTGTCGTTTTTAGTGTATGACGTGTGGGTACAGGGACCCGACACGGCGACCACCATCATGGCAACGATACTGGGCGCAGGAGTTATTTTTGGGCAAACGATGACTAATCCGTCAACTGCGATATTCGCAAGCAAGATGACGAACGATGCGGCTGCGGTTGGTCTTGGGTTTGCGCTTGGCGCATTGAGTTGGATGATTGTGTGGAACACGGACACCAAGTACTTGTTTCAAACTAAACTCGGGAAGAAATCAAACAAGAAAGCGGAGTAAGTTGCGAACAATGCGGTAGTATCCCGCGATGTTTGTACCGGAATGCCGCTCAGTGTGAACTACTGCGCCGGTCGCGTCACGCGCAACAGTCACCATGGTAGGTACGCTCGTGACATTGAACTGTGCGGCGAGACCGCGTCTGTCGGTGTCTATCACGACCGTCTCCCACGGCACGTGACTGAACTCCTCCTTCAAATCCATCATTGACGGTTTGATGGCGTTACACGGCGGACACGTCACCTTCGAGAACTGGTACACTTGGACACTCATTCTTCGTCTTCTTTGTGAACGTCTGCTACAATGCGTGAAAGCGCTGTCAGACGATACTGCGTTACTCTGTGCATTTTCTGCTTGACAACATCATATCCATTTTTACGCATAGTAACCGTCACCGCCTTCAGCAGTGCCGATTTCACAGCGGTTTGATCCAGCTTGTCCAAGTTCAGGCGACACCAGTTCACGAGTGTTGCGTCTGACACTGGCGGGCCCATCATTTGAAGGGGGCATCCCGTGATGGCTTGGACCTCCACATTCTTGACTGTCGGCACGGGTTCAGGCGGCGTCTCGTCCAGTGCGGCGCTGGCCATGCGATCAACCGTGTGGTTGTGTTTACTGAACTCGTCGTCGCCGCCAGTGTGTGCGCGCACGTGGTTGATACAGTACGACTGGAACTGCATGAGCTGGCTTGAGATGCGCTGAATCAGGTCTTTGTTGAGAACCGGCGTCCCCGCGGCCGTCATCCATCCTTTCTTCATCCATCCCGGTATCCACTTCGTGATACAGTTTTTAGAGTACTCCGAGTCAGTGTACACGTACAAATCAACATCTGACGCGGTGAATGACGAAATCGCCTTTTCAATGCCGTTTAAAATACCCAGCAATTCGCCGCGGTTGTTAGTTTGGGGCTGGTCAGCCGGCACGCGTTCAGCGGACGACAGTTCAGGGTGCTCCGGAAAGTAGTACGCCCAACTTGCCTTTGCGTTTGCTCGGCCGTTGTGTAGGCATCCGCCATCAGTGTACATCACGATCTTCATTCTAAGTGTTGTATGTTGGGTGCGTGAATATGCGTTGGGATTCGTTTTACAACACACCGGCTCTGTATGGCGTGCTGTAGTCCGGTCGGGTCTTCAATGTGAAACCACACGCGACACTTGTAAGACCGCTGCTCCAGCAGGCGACGCAGCACCTGTTGACACGCAAACGTCAAAAATTCAGAATGAAGAACCAGCAGCACACGCACGCGCGCACTGGATTTCCGCGTCATCCACGTTTCAAACCATGGCGTGAACGCTTCGACGGAGTTAGTTTTTGCGGCGTCCACGATCTCGTACTCGCAATCAGGATGTGTGGATTTATACTCGGTCCACATCCTGAGTGTTTCAGCGTCGTTGAGGGGTTCAAAAAGCACATAGTGGGGCGGTGGAAAAAGGAGGTCTGTCATTGTTTACATTTACTGCGTCTCCGTAGATGGTGTAACGATCTTCTTGATGGGGATGTCTGCCGTCACGATGTACAGGGAGTTCTCGGTGAGCACGATGTAGCACGTCTCGCACTTGTACACGTTCTGGATCGCGGACGTGTACTCGTCGCTGGTCTTGGCCAGAAACTTCACGCCGTCCTGTACTCCGATACAGCACGCCTTGGTGACGCTGTCTGCGTAATAATCTAGGTATATGGGCTTGTCCTGCTCAATCGCAACCTGTGCGGCTCTGAGAAGAACGCTAGCTGGGGGGATGGTGGCCATTTACTTTATATGTGTCTCTTATTGAACGAGTTTGAACGCGTCTTCAAGCTTGAAGCGCGACTTCATGTTGATTGACGGGAATGCGTTCTTGTCCGCCTTCAGTATTGATCCGATGGATGTGTTCATGAACGACCGAATGTTGGCTTGTTTAGTGGCGAGCTTAGCGGTTTCAAACAGAAACACGGCAAACTGTCCGACGTTCTCCTCGGTCTGTGCCGTTCGGGGCTGGGACGCGATGTCAGTCAGTTCAGCGATCACGTCTTGTAGGCCGCTCTTGACGCACTCTTCCGTCACCAAATTGCGGAGAAACAGCTCCATCATGAACTTGGCGTAGCCGCGCCGCTTTTCCTTCTGCTTGAAACACTCAATCAGCTTTGTAGCGTACTCGGGATCAGAACTGAGAGGAAACGTCAGTGTCTCGTTGATGTTGTACAGCGTGGGGAACATGGACACCTGCGTCTGAATGTCCTCCTTCATGTCCCCGATCTTTGCGCTGATGTGTCTCGCGCACTCCGCCATCACACTCGCAAATCCGTGGTTGGTAATTGCCTTGTCGAACAGGAGTGTCGCGATACGGAGCCGGAACTGGTCGTCGCGTTTCTCAATGTACCCTATCGCATCGCTAGACAGCTTCTCCACGCTGCTTGAGGTCACCTTATTGAAGATCGCAAAGATTTCGGAGTACTCTGGGTCTTCGCGTTCACGCACGCGCCGCACCATGTCCACCAGCATCTTTTCACGCCAGTTATCCATCGGTTGCTTGCGCGGATGGAAAGGGCGTGGCGCATGTGCCTTATGGAACGGCTTGAACGTCATGGGTTTGATGCGGAGCTTTGCGATGTTTTCCTGTACCACCGCCGGCAACGGCAGTTTCACACACGCCCGAGCCGCATAGATTTGAGAAACCGTAAGTGACGCCATCTCCTGATATGCTCTATTGCTACTCTGTGAAAAACGAATTCGTTTTCGTTACGCCACCTACACGAACAATGAATGTATATGAATATAATGGGCACCATAGAGACCACAAGATTCCAGTACTCCTGGATGTTGTGGTATCATGACCCTGAGAACAAGGATTACTCCTTGGAAAGCTACGTGAAGGTGGCGGACATGACCACGCCGCAGCAGTTTTGGACGGTGATCGATTCCATCCCAAAAGAAGCGTGGGAATCGGGCATGTTCTTCTTCATGCGTCGCGGGTTCAAACCGCTATGGGATTCGCCCGAGAACGAGTCGGGCGGGTCGTGGTCAAAGAAGGTGGAGGCATCTGACGTGTACGACACGTTTGTGGACATGATGGCGCATTGCGTTACCGGCGAACTGCTGAAACATCGTGGCGAAACTGTCGCAGGCATCACTGTCTCCCCTAAAGGACCATTCTCAATCCTGAAAATTTGGAACACCACAACCGTCGCATGCGACAAGACCCTCATTTCGCCCAACATCAAAGGCTTCAAGGTCGGCGACGACGTTACGTACACAGCCCATAAATCACGTCCAAAGTAACTAATAATGCGGAAACAAATTGTGAACGCTCTGGAAGCATGGGCACGGTTCGCATACAGCTGGATAACCACAAATGACGAAATACTAGGAGAGATTATTTACACCCTCCACCTTTTTGGGTTTTACACGCTGATGGTGTTGATTGTGGTGTCACACACGTTCTATCCCGTGTTCTGGTTCCAAGCGTTCGTGTTTGGGTTCCTGTTCATGGTATGGGCCCAGCACATGCTTCTGAGAACGTGTGTGCTGACCAGCTTGGAACGCCGACTGCTGGGAACTGACCATCCGCTGATGATTGATATTTTACTCAACGGATTCGGAATTCCGGTACAGAAAGATACACGCATGGGGGTCACGCTTTTGCTGAGCACCACGGGTGTAATGTTTTTGGGTCTTGAATTGGTGTCTAGATCAGTGATGTACGGCCGCACTTTACTCGGGGCGTCGGTGTGGCTCTAGACCGAGCACGGCATGAGACAGAGCTTCACGTCGCCGAGATTAGCGACCACATATCGGATCATCATGAAGTAGTCGTTCTTCATGTGGACCTCCAGATTGTTACACAGATTGGTACACTTTGTGAACAGAACGAGATGGGGCAGTGAAAAGTTGCCCGTCACAATCTCGCCGGTTTCCTTCTTCTGGATACTGAACTCGTTCTCGCCGTCTCCCATCACGGTCGTGCGTGACGCAAAGTGACCCTTACAATTGAAGGTCAACGATGATCCGACATTGTGGATCTCGACCGTCTTGGCGCCCAGCAGTGTCATGTCGCGACATATCTTCTGGAAATCCAGCGACGGCATCGTGATGTGCGTCGCAAACTCGACGTCGGGCAGCTGAATGTCCGGCTCGTCGCGGTCCAGCAGGTTGAGCTTGTACCGCGTCACCTGCTTCTTGTCCCCGTCTTCCAGAAGAATCCCCAACGTGTTCGGATCCGCTTGGTCCACATAAAACGTCACCGTATCGTCATTCGTGGCCGTCTTGATGATGCGGTACAGATGGTCCGTGTTCACGCCAATCACAAACTTCCCAGCAGTGTGCTTGTAGTCGTAGTGCTCGAACTTGTCGGAGTACAGACGCAGATGAACCAGTACAGTGCGCGTATTGTCCATCGCAACCATACGAATGCCATCCTTGTCAAACAACAAACTCATCTCCACCAGAATACACTTGAGCGCCTCAACCAGCGTCCGAATCGCGCCCGTCTGGACCGTCTTGGCCTCCACAATGTACTCCTGCGGCATTTTGTATTGTTCTGAAAGTGTTGTGAAAGTTACTTACTTAGCGCACCTCCCATCTTAGAACTCTTCTTGCGTGACACGATCCGGCCGTACTTGTTGTACTTCAGATGCTTCTTCGTCAACCCTCCCTTGGTGTGATGCGCCGTTCCGTGCATGACTTGGGCGCGTGACCCGACCGCTCTGTGTGTTTTGCGAGCACCTCCGTCCATTTATGTAGTTCGCAATAAATTTTGCCAGTACGATAGCTGGAGCTTTTCGTACCGAAACGTCTGGGCCTTGAATGCGTTAACAACACAATCCATTGCCTCCCGTGTGACCTCGCTCCATTCGTGAATAATCCATACCGGCAAATCTTCAAACAACTGATCCAAGCCGGACGATTTGACAATCGGAATACATCCTAGCGCAAGGGCTTCCCATGTGCGATGACAGTCCAGACCGTTTCCGTACGGCGACAGAACGAACGCGTGGTCGGTCATGTGTTTCCAGCACACGTCGCGAGTCGCATGTTGCGGCTGGTAAAACACCAAATGTTTCGGGACTGTATTCAGCGCATCTTGTCTGTCAACCTTTCCGTACCGTGTCCACATCACAAACTGGAAGTTGGCGTACGCTTTCGGCTGACGTTCCCAGAACGGTTTGGAGCTGCTTTTTAATGATAAAAGGTACTGTTCCTGTTCAATAGGATACTTTTTCACTCCCCACCGGTGTGTTTCGGCGGGCGACCACGCGAACTTCTTGCGTCCACTCGGCATGAGAGAATGGTAATCCAGTCCGATCGGAATACGCGTGACCTTTTCGTGCGATCCAACCCAATTCTGGGAAAACCATCTTGACAAGAGAGGATGATTCAAAATTTGAGCGGCTTCAGATGAAAAGTCGTCAGGTAGAGTTTTGTCTGAGTTATTGGTCAGCAGTTTGAACGGCACTGTAATATTCGGAAGCACTTTTTGAACGAACGCTGGAAGTGCTTGCGGACATACGTGTAACACTGCTCCCGAGTAAAGGTTACTGTACCATTTCGGATCAAGGCCATCAAAGTCCGATATTGGAATAGGCGATCGGTGGGTTGTGGATTTCAAGAGCCCAAACGAACCGGCGTGCTGGCAGGACAGTTCGTCCATTGTTGTTATCTATCTACTCGATTGTAAATAGATGTCGTTAGTGACTTAATAAATGGTAACCGAAACGAAATCGGACGTATTGGAGGCGGAGGTATTGGAGGATCTGTCCACGTAGATGGTCTGTTTATTTTATGAACGTTTGGCGGTTCGGCCCAGTATACGTTCATATTTTTCCGACGAAACACTTGATTATAATTATGATCAGAGCACTCACGAAAAGGCAAATATATTTCATATATTTTTTTTGCAGCTTGTAGATTTAACAATATGAAATGAGCCCCTTTTGCAGAACCTATACACTGATTCGTTATTTCATTTGATTTCTTGTACACAGAAACGTTTTCAGTTACAGGCCCTTCTATGTATGTCAAGTCATAAAAATCACTATCAAAAACACAATCCCAATCGTCAGGAATATCCTGTAAATATCGCGCAATTGCGTCTGGAACATTTCCTCGAAACTCAATGTTATCTTCCATAATGACAGCCATTTCGTGACCCTTGTCAATAATATCTTTCAAAATTAAATAATGCTTGTATGTAACGGCTAGCATTCCACGTGTTAAAGCACTATTCGTAGTCAACCCCGACGGCAATGGATCGGCTTTATTAGGATGTGTTATCCATACAACTTCATCTTTAGGAATGCCGTACATATCAAACTGCTCTTCCATAAAAGGTTTGCGCGCAGGATCAATGCCATGAATCAAATAATACTGTATCTTCATTTTACTTCTTGTATACATTTTGAAAACCGTGAATTATTTCGCGAAAGCCGTGTCGTTTCAAATCGTCTCTGATTTTTGCATAGTTACATTTTGCCGGCTGATCTGCTTCAAATATAACAGTATGAAGTTGATCATATAGAAATGGATGTTCGTCAAAGAATGTTTCTAAAAACCCTTCGCAATCCGCAACCAGTGTATTAAACCGAATATTATACTTAGATTGCAATTCGGAAACAGACGATATACTTATAGTACTTTCGGCCGCTTCGGTTGTCATTGAAGAATATCCATCTAGGTTTAACTGTTTAGGTCTCGTAGAAACGAACCCTTTGTGTAGGGTTATCGCCATTCCGTTTCTTTTGATGTTTTCTTCTAATACATTCCAAACAGTTTGATCAGGTTCCACAGATACCTGTTTATATTTGTCTTTTAACTTTTTATTTATGGCACAAGATACCGTTCCATAACGAGCGCCCAGTTCCAATACAGTCGCATCATCTTCAACATATGTACTTGATAAGTACTGTTCAGGTAATTCAAACCTTACAGTGTCCACCTTGTTGTTATGTTCATCGTAGAACGTCATATCTGTAGAATAATTAAATCTTATAATGTTACCGTTATGATCAAAGCTGTCTGTCCATGTAGGAGTAGTTTTACGTTTCAACCATACAAAAGGCATTTATTAACTACGGACACTATCTTCTACGATATCTTGCGCACTATCGTGTTTTTCAATAACTGTAATACTATCATAAAAATGTAATGAATTCGTTATGTTCGAAAACGTCTTATCTATGTGTGTATGTTTTGCATTCAGTTTATCTATTAGTGTTTTTAAATACTCGATCGCACTTCCGTGCCTCAATAGCCCACCACCGTACTCTGGCCAGTATGATGTATGTAAATCTTCAATTAAATACACCCCGCCCATCTTGATATTTGTGTACAAATATTCAAACGTTTTAATAATATGAGAATTTATGTGACTACCGTCATCTATTAATATATCTATGTGTGGAATACTATTCTTGATTGTAGTGAGAAAACTATCACTATTCTGGTCTCCTATAAATATTTTAACGTTAGAAAATTCGTCTTCGATCTTCTTACAATCTGGATTAATATCTATAGCGTATATCATACATTTGTTGTCAAAATAAGAATTCCACATCTCTATTGAACCGCCTTTATATACACCAATTTCAACAATAACTGGTATTTTATTTTTAAACTTAGAAAAATGCCTATCATAAATCTGAAAATAATGATGCCATTTGTGAATAGGAAATCTTTTAGGTTTATTCCAGAAAAACTCTGAGAAGCCGTCCATGTTTACGTTGTACTGAGTGAATGTTTTTAAATGGGTATATAGTAAATGAGGATAACCGTCTTGACAAACATATATAACGAAGAGTATCTGTTACCGTTTTGGCTAGAACATCATGCAAAGATGTTTGATCATGGTATTGTAGTTGATTATAATTCGACAGATGCATCGGTTGAGATTGTAAAGAGGATATGTCCAACCTGGACTATCGTAACCACGCGCAATAAATTTTTTGAAGCCATTGAAATTGATAAGGAATTTATGGATATTGAAAATTCAATTGACGGGTACAAAATAATATTGAACACCACTGAATTTTTGGTGGGTGCCGACATAAAGAAACATTTAACAAACATGAAAAACTGTTATCACCCTATTCAGTGTCTAAGCGCAATTTCTATGAATGAGCCGACGTACCCTAAAAATTTAAAAGAACTACTTGAAGGCATTGACAATGTAGAATTGCATTTAAGATGTATGCGGGCTTTACATTCTTATACTAATGGCGAGTATAGCGTGGGGAGGCATAGCGTAACAAAAAACGTAACATCGTATCTTCCTGCGTATGTTATTTGGTTTGGATTTTATCCATGGAACGAATATATTATACAAAGAAAACTTCAAATAAAAAATAAAATACCAGATTCCGATATAAAAGTAGGGTTTGGTATACACCATCTATGGACACGTCATGACATGGATTTACAACGTGTAAATTATTTGAACAAAAGTGTTCCTGTCAATGACGTAGACAATTTAAAAAGCTATTTAGAAGGTAATAATTGATACAACTAAAGATGCATTATCTAGTAACCGGTGGATGTGGATTCATTGGATCTCATTTGGTGGACTATTTAATAAGACAGGGACATACGGTTCGTATATTAGACAACTTATTGAGCGGAAATAAAAAGTTTTTAAATCCAAAGGCGGAACTTATTGAAGCTGATATCCGAGATTATAAGTTTATATTACCTTATTTCGAAAGCATAGATGGTGTTTTTCATTTAGCAGCGATTGCTAGAACTCCGTGGTGTATTGAGAACCCAATCCTTGCTTACGAGACAAATGTCATGGGTACTTTAAACGTACTAGAAGCTTGTAGAAAATATAATATTAAACGCGTTGTTATGACATCTTCAAATGTAGTTCATGGGTTCATGACTCCATATCGAAGCTCAAAAGAGGCTCTTGAAACACTAGGGGACGTTTATGTAAAGATGTATGGAATGTCTGTTATATGTCTACGTAATTCAAATGTATACGGTCAAAGACAATCTGAACAAGGTCCGTCTCCGAATGTATTTTCTGCTTTACGAAAGTCAAAACGCGAAAACGGTTACATACTCATAACGGGAGATGGAACTCAATCAAGAGATTTTACACATGTATCTGATATTGTCGAAGCACATTATATTTCTATGACTTCAGATTACTGTGGCGTGATAGATTTATGTACAGGTACAAACCATACGTTGAACTTTATAGCATCGTTTTTTAATTGCCCCATCCGATATACATCTGAGAGATCTGGAGACATTAAACACATCCATCAGAATCCTCAACCTGCATTTGATATTCTGGGATGGAGATCAAAGATCAAACTTGATGATGGGATCATTGATTTTATGTCAGATACGAGCTACGTTTAATCGCCCTATTATACAGTTACATTTTCAATAAATAAATCACAAAATTGAATGCTTGTTTGAGCGCTCAATTTTGGGGTTTCCCCTCTTTTGTATTTTTGATTTTTATACTAAGCTGTCTTACGCTTAGTTGCTGTACGCGAGGCCACCCATGCCGCTCATCACGCGGAGCACGTTGTAGTTCAGCGCGTACACGCGCACCTGGGCCGTACGAGGGCCAGACACCGTGTTCACGGACACGGACAGCTGGAGCGTCGCCTTGTCGATGCGCGAGAAGTTGCACGTGCCGGACGGCTGGTGCTCCTCGGGGCGCAGCGCGAACGAGTACGTGTTGACACCCGTAGAAGGCGTGCGGCTGTGGTGCTGGAAGGGCTGGACCTTGTCGAAGTAGGCGCCCTCACGCTCAGTGAACCGGTCCTGGCCGTTGAGCTGGATCTTGGCGACCTCCACGGGGTTCTTGCCCTCGCAGCGCACACCGGAGTCGAGGATCACCTTGGCGAGCAGGTAGTTCACACCCGTCTCGAACTCGGCCGCACCCGACTGATCGTAGGTGTCGGCACCCACAAGCGAGGACAGACCAATCTGCGCACCACCCAGAATGGCAGTCGCGGCAGACACACCACCAGATACACCAAGCGCGCCATTTGCCTGAGCAAGAGCAGGGGCGTTACCACCACTACCCACCGCGCCGGACAGCAGAGACATGATCAGACCCTCCGTGCTGAAGTCGTCGGAGTAGTTGAAGGGCTGGGGGCCACCGACCGAGGCAATCCAGCTCGGGTTCGAGCAGTCCACGAACGAATCGCGCTGGACGACCCAGAAGAGCTCCTTCACGGGGTGGTTGAAGTTCAGCTGGATCTTGTTGGAAGAGCTGGTGATGCTCTCCGCGCCAGTGTACTGCACCTGCTCGATCAGGTACTCGTGGCTCTGCTGGGCGAAGCGGCGGCGCTCCTCAGTGTCGAGGTACACGTAGTCAACATAGAGCGACGCGGCGGCGAGCGACTGCGTAGGCGCGGACCAAGGGTTGCCGGCTGCCAACTCCGCGTAAGTACAGTTCTGCCACGTCTCGAAGTCCACGTTGATGCGCACCTCGTGGTACTGGAGTGCGATCAGGGGGATCGCCAGACCAGGGTTGCGGCAGAACCAGAACTGGAGAGGAATGTACAGCGTCTTGGCGGGGGTGCCGCGGCGGGGCACGCACGAGATGGTCGTCTCCGATGACGAGCACGTCGCATCCAGAGAGATACCCGTCGAGCGCTTAAACAGCGTCAGGTCGTGGGTCTGGCCAATGATGGAGTCCAGTGCCGTCACGGTACCCGCCTCCGTTGAGAGCTGGGTCCAGATCTGCATCCAGTCACCATACTGGCGATCAATGCGCTGGCCGCCAATCTCAACCTCAACCTGCTTGATGAGGCGGTGGCCGATGTACGAAAGCCAGCGGAAACCCTGCTGGGCGCTGCCGTTCGCAAAGGTACCGCTGGTCACGGTCAGGTCAATCTGGGGGAGCACAACCTGAACGTACGTCTTGTACATCAGATCGGCGTTGCGGTTGATGACCGCCGTCACGCGCTTGTTGAAATCCGCCTGGCCGTTGAAGGTGACTTCAATGGACTCCACGGCGAAGTTGGTATGGCGCTTGTACAGCACCTTCCAGAAGGTAATCTGGGGGTTGCCCGAGATGTAAATGTCCTGCGCACCATACGACACGAGCTGCATAAGACCGCCACCCATTTTGTGTTTATGATATACAGTTAGAAAAAGTTTTCATAGAATAAATGAACGTATGGTTAGTGCCGACCGCGAACCCGATCCTCAACACTTTCCTACGTTCTATAGTGCTGATTTTAATCATGGTGTTTGGAGTGAACACGTCATGGTATGTCGCGTACTGGGGCGCAATCGTTCACGACGCTGTCTCGCTGGTCGCAATTTATCCACTCGTTAAATAAATGCTATCCTTTCGACGCCCTAAAGACCCATATCAATACTTGCGGGATAATCCGGGGATGAAATGGACGCCAGTTATACCTATTCCGACCGGCCCAATTCAATACTTGGAGATTGGTGTATGCGAAGCTATAAATGCCATTGATGTTTTAAAATCGTATTGCACCCATACTGAATCCGTAATTCATTGTGTAGACCCGTGGACAGAATATGAAGAATATCCTGAATACAAGGGTGAAATCCAAACACGTTATCAAACAGCAATGCGTAATATACAGCGTACCGGACAAGCTCATAAGTTCAAGATATATCGTGATTTTTCAGATAAAATTGTCCCCACGTTTCCGGATAATTACTTCGACATAATATTTATTGACGGGAATCATGAGACAGAATATGTCTACCGCGACGGAGTGATGTCATTTGAAAAGGTTAAAATGGGAGGATTTTTGATTTTTGATGACTATAGCGATAAATGGCCACAAACAATTTTCGGAATTGATAAATTTTTAGTCGATTACAAGGACCGATTAAGCCTTCCCAATATACATCCGAAATATGGTCAGGTGTTCGTACAGAAATTATAAACTGTATACAAATGAAGCGCCTTCGTAAAACACGTAGGCGAGGCGGAGCTACAACTTACACGCGAAATTTAGAAACCGGAAAAGCCATTTTGCGAGAAATGCGACAGTTACTGGAAAGCGAACTTGCGGACAAGGATTACCTTACAAGTTCGCATAAGCAGCAGCTCACTGACCAAGTTGAAGCGTATACTGGTCGTCTCGGTGAAGCTATGGGGCCGGTGCCTGTGGATGTCCGTAGTCGCGACAGAGAATACGATGCGGCATTCAACAGTGTCAGCGAACTAATTGACCTTCTTGTGAACTACCGAGTAGGAGGGCGTCGTTACGTGCGCGGATGATTCTCGAGCTGGAGACCCGTTGATCCGAACCCACCAGATCCTCGCGAATCGGGAGGAGACGGGAGCTCGTCGGTCAAAACAATCTTAGTCCAAGGCAGAAAGTTGTGCTGACAAATTTGAAAAAGTCGCGCCCCATCCTCAAATCGCATGGTAGTTTCTTCCTCCGGATACAAATTGTCGACTTTCGCCTTAAGCTCTCCACGGTATCCCGCGTCAATCAACC